TTTCCACACCACGTCACCAATCTTGTTGTACTTGATCACCACAGCCCAGTTCAGATTGCTGTCTGTGCCCACACTATAACTGTTTCCAGCATAGTCTGCAGCTACACCGGTAAAATTGATATCATCGCCTGTGTTGTACACTGGTCCATACATGCTCATCCAGCCCAGTTTATCCTGGGTCAGGCTAAGGTCGTTACTGTCCAGAAGTTTCATACCGTTTTGAGTTTGAAATTGTTGGAATGTCATGTCATTTGATCCTTTTAGATTGCAGTGATTTCAAAACCAACGCATTTGATTCGCACTGAATTTTCCAAACTGATGGGTCTGGCTGTAATTGTAATTCTGTCGCCCTGCCATATGGCATTGAACGTGCTGAGGGCCGCAGCACTGCTGAATACAACACCATAGACAGTAAAGTCCACAGTGCTGGATCTAAAATTGCGAACAGCAATAATCTCACATGCCTGTGCATCTTCATTATCTACCACACCAGTTTCATAACCTTGGGTGTAAGCCATAACTCTCACACTTACTATACTGGAACTGCTTGAAGTAAACACAGTAGTATCTGTTTCAGGAACGCATAAGACACTGTTCCCCAGCACCATTGCACTAGCTCCTGTGGAGCCTGTGGCACCTGTATTGCTGGCTGTGCCAGGAGAACCTGTGGGCCCAGTGGACCCCACATCACCTGTGACACCTGTTGCGCCTGTGGCACCTGTGTTTGTTGCAAGTCCTGGCTCACCTGTGGCACCTGTGGCACCGGTGGCACCGGTGGCACCTGTGTTTGTTGCAAGTCCTGGCCCACCTGTGGCACCTGTGGCACCTGTATTGCTGGCTGTGCCAGGAGAACCTGTGGGCCCAGTGGGCCCCACATCACCGGTGGCACCTGTTTCACCTGTTGCACCAGTGTTTGTTGCATAGCCTGGTTCACCTGTGGCACCTGTTTCACCTGTTGCGCCTGTGTTTGTTGCAAGTCCTGGTTCACCTGTGGCACCAGTGGCACCTGTGTTTGTTGCAAGTCCTGGCTCACCTGTGGCACCTGTGGCACCAGTGGCACCTGTGTTTGTTGCAAGTCCTGCCACCCCAGTTGCTCCTGTGGCACCTGTGTTTGTTGCAAGTCCAGGCGCACCTGTGCTGCCTACAACACCACGTGCTCCAGTGGCTCCAGTAGCTCCTGTAAGGGTGGCTGTGCCAGGAACTCCTTGAGGACCAGTGGCTCCTGTAAGGGTAGCAGTGCCTGGTTCACCTGTGGCCCCAGTGCTACCTGGCGTACCAGCTGTGCCAGTATCACCTGCGGCTCCAGTTGCACCTGGAAGACCGGCAGCACCAGTGCTGCCTGTGGATCCTCTGCTGCCAGTTGCTCCTGTTGGTCCACTCACTGTGCTAGCAGCACCAGTAGCACCGGTTTCTCCAATAGGGCCCTGCTCGCCTTGATCTCCAGTTGCACCAGCAGGACCTGTAGTACCAGCATTACCTTGTACACCAGTGGCGCCAGTTGCACCTGTGTGTGTAGCCAAGCCAGGAACACCTTGAGGACCTGTTGCACCAGTGTTATCCGCTGAACCTGGGGCACCAGTGGCGCCAGTTGGCCCCATTTCACCACTTGGTCCTGTGGCGCCAGTATTACCCTTGGCGCCTGTGGCTCCTGTAGCGCCAGCTTCTCCTGTGGCACCCACAGGCCCTGGAATATCACTTACACCAGCCTCCCCACGGGCCCCTGTGCTGCCAGTTGGACCTGTCCTATACACAAATCCTGGTTCACCAGTATTACCAGTGGGTCCTGTGGATCCTGTAAGGGCGGCTGTTCCAGGTGAGCCAGTGGCGCCTGTAGCTCCTCTTGTTCCGGTTGGTCCGGTAGTTCCTGTGGTCATAGTTGGGTCCTCGTTATACTAAACAGGGTGCATAAGGCAAGTACTCTTGTACCTTCATTTTGCACATCAATTTAAGTGTCTTTGCTCTATTGGGGCTTTTGAGAATGCTTACCATGTTCATGGCAGTTTTTTTGTCGTCAGCAACATCAGCCAGTCTAGGCACGTTTTGCTGAATGAAGTCCAGATCCTTTTGTCTTACCTGAACATCTGGAAACATGCTCACACCTTTAAAGTAACGCATGATTCCGGTAGGGTCCAGCATCATAGCACTGCGAGCTTTCTGACCTATGCGGATGCGGCTGTTTTGCAAGTCATCATATCCACCAGTGTAATCATACACTGTGCCATCCAGGTCCATGCTCATGCTGTTGATGGTAAGATCTCTCAGCTTGCTGTCAGTTGCCCAATTGTGCGTGCGATCGGTTTCCAGTCTGTTGCCGTGACGATGGATGCGATAGCCCAGGCTACTCACATCCACTTTTTGTTCTGCTTTGCCACTGCCAAAAACAGCCTTGACGGTGCCATGCACAATTCCGCTCAAATCCTGGGGAATGTCATGAGCACCAAAAATATAAATCAGTGTGCTGGGATCAGCATCCACCACAAGATCAATGTCTCTGGGTTCTTTGCCTAGTAAAAGATCTCTCACTGCACCGCCCACTATCCTGTGAGGGATATGGTAGCGTTTCAACAAATTTACCACTGTTAGAGTGGGTTGGTCCAACGCCTGTGCAACTCGTGAGGGATCTATATGTGCCACTGTTGTCATAGGCATATTTAAGGGATTGGAGAAAACTGAGGATTTAGAGTCTAAGGCGCCAAGTTCCAGGAAAGTAGCTGGCGGGTGGGAAAGAGTCCCAAATCTGCTGTTGGTATTGAAGCCATTTTTGGCTATAATTATTTTTCACAAACTGGGATGTTGTATTGCCAGCTGCCTCAAACACACGATCCCACTGAGTGCCATCATATTCTATGATGTCGTTCACTGTTGCATCCACGCCACCCCAGGCTGCGCTCACAGGGGCCAGCTCATCCACCAACAAATAGCGATCACCAGCTCGGGGAGGAGTCAAGCCATTTCCAGGATAGGTGGTTTGTGGATTGATAACAGCAGTGAGTGGGTTCATGGTGGCCAGAGGCCAAGTGCTAGCCTGCACACTCCAAACAATCAGATTTTGGTTTGTGGGATGCATACTTATGAATCCCACTATGTCTGAAGCACGGTCATCCAAATCCGTTCCATTGAGCAGCCTCAGTTCACTGCCTTCGGGTAGGCTGTCCGGGTCACAAGCACTGGCAGGTTTATAGCCACTCAAACTACCATACAACTCAAACAGTCTCCACCAGGCTAGTGTGCCTCCATTGTAGGTGGTGGGCACAAACCCCAAACTTTCCACAGGAGTGCCTGTGATGTTTCTCAGCGTTATATCCCCGCCGTTCAAGTTGATCAATTCCAGTTTGTTGCTGAGAGTCAGTCTCACATTCAAGTTCTTGCCCTGAAAACTATTGCGCATGACACTGATCAGGTCATCCACACTGTTGTTGGGGATGGTGATGCTAACATCGTTTACTAGGAAGCTCGTTCCAGGTTGCATGATGGGACTGCTGCGACCCACTATTTGTGTGGGCAACCCTTGTTCGTCCACAGTGGTGCCTCCATAATTTTGCAGGCTGATTTCATACACTCCATCGTTCACCAAAGTCAAACCAATGCGAGCGTTTTCAGGTGTGGTGACAATACGTGTGATCAGCTCGCCTTGTGTCCATTCCATGCTTTTGGGATCATATTCACCCACATTGATGTTGGTGACCACTTGCTCAATCAGCTTCTGATATTCAACCAGTGCAGGGGGATTGACCCAGATGGGTATCTTGTATTCCACAGTCATCACATCAATGGGGTTTTCAGTACCCACTGGAATAGTTCTGCTGCTCCAGGTTATATTGGTGGGCTCAATGGTGCTGAACAAAGTCCAGTCCAAGGGGTTCATGCTGGTTTGAATGTCCATCATGCCATTGAACAAAACCTGCACTTGCTCAAACAACTCTTCCTTTTGGCTCAGGTTGCTGGTCCAAAAGTCCACGTTCACAGTCATGTTGAACGGAACCGGCATATATCTTTTCACACTATATCTGTTGCCAGGGGTGTTCAGATATTTGCCTTCATACTCACGTTCATTTACTGCTAGGGTGCTCACCAAACTGGGGCTCTGACGACGCTCAGGAGCCAAACTCATGCTGGTTGTGTAAACGCTGATAAAAGGTGCGCTGGGCATCTTGTTTTCACTGCCCGCATTGATTATTGTTTCAGCCAGCCTGCTGGTTTCTCCCCAGCGGCAAGGAACCCTGTGCAACCGCACAGAGCCATCAGCATTGTTGCCAAATTTTACTTGAAAGTTGCTGAATGCCCTTATAACTTGCACTCTGTAAGCACGCAACTGTGCTCCATAAAAAAATTCCATACGTTATTTACCAGCACTCTTACAGTGGGCAAAATGGTGTCTAAACATAACTGATCCTCTCCCGATTTTTCCACAATGGGGACAAGTGTGTTCTTTTTGTGAATGGTGTTGGCCGGCTTCCAGTAACTGGCGATTACGTTCTCTAGATGCCTCCCCGCTACCCAAAAAATGATGAGTGCCGTCTGCAACTCTTTGCTGAGTTTTCTCACTTCGTTGCTTTTTAAGTTTTGCTAAAACTTGAGGATCGGTATTTGTCCAAAACTCTTTTCCGTAATTATTGTTTAAAAAATTATGGGTGCCTTTTTCCAATCTTTGAGCAGTAACTCTTCTGGACAGTTCACCACCTAAAAAGGGATGTGTGCCGTTGGCTATCTTTTCTCTTTCAATTTTACGATGCCATTCTTTGTCCTGCCAAGGATGAGTCCCTTCCTCCACACGACGCCTCTGTAAATCACCCCCCAACCAGGGATGGCTACCATTGTCTACTCGTTGTTTTGTGTTTTTCCTTGCAATTTCACTTAAAATTTTAGGATCTATATCTAGCCTAGTAGATATCAATAGACATGCTTGCCAATCTCCTTGGCTATAGTGGATGTCATAATGTTCTTGAATGGACACTGCTTTTAGATTTGATGGATCATTGTTGTTTATATTACCATCAATATGATGGATCTCATATGTGCGGCCATCATTATCAACGGGAATAGTGCCGTAATGATCCTGATAAATTTTGCGATAGTTGACAGTGTTGCGTTGGTAAATACCCATGCTGAATTGCTCCCAAATAGCATTTAGAGTGGTTGGGGAATCTCACCTCCCGCGAACCACATTTATTTATACTCTAAAAAATGTCAGGATCGATTTTAGGTTTAACCGCAACACGCAAATTCTGACGAGTATCAATAGTGCTGCCATCCTGTAGTTTGGTGGTGGCCTTGTTGTTGATGAAGCTGGCAAGCACCCTGCCCGCAGGCAGCCATTCACTTCTGTAGTTGGTTTCCAGCTTCTTCCAACGATTGTTCTGTCGCACAAACAACACAGGTGGCAAGTAATCCAAGCGTAGGAAATAGTCCCCATCCTGATAGATGGCTGGAAAACTTGTGCCACTGGGCACAGGTTTGCTGTCATTTGGAGGAATACCATCGCTGTTGAACACATCAGGCTTCACATTGATGTCATTCTGCATCACATAAAAATGTGCGCTCTGGTAGTTGCGATAGGGAACATTGTCTGTGGCTTCGGCCACAATCTGCTCATTGATTTCAATTTCCTTGTCATAAGTACTGCTGGCATCTCCCACTGTGATGGGTTTGCCATTGGCATCAGTTTGTGCAGGAACTCCATCACCACGGTCCTCCAGCTCTTTGCTGAGTATGTCCTGGAACTCTTGGCTGTCGGTGAGAGGGGAACATTTGACTCTCCACAGATGTGGCCACCAGGTAGGGCTAAATCCTTCTGCAGGACGTGTTCCCTCTTCCACCACATACCACTTGTTCATGATTTTTCCATCCAGTGACAAATCGTCCCGCATATGCAGCACTTCAATCACATCACCGCTCATGAGCCTACGACCCAGCTGAGTGGCCATGTCGTTCATGTGGAACACCATAAACACTGTATCACTGGTGAGGAACAATCCAAACTGTTTGAGATCAAACTCACTGTCTGTGACCATATAATGCCCCTTGAGGCTGTAAACATCGTCATCATATTTGCGGTTGCGGATTTCCATATCCACCACGTCGCTTATTTGGAGCAAATTGTCTTCCAGATCTGGAGTGCTGCCATAAGTTTCTGCAGGGCCCAGATATTTGTGGATATAAAATTCAGTTCCGCCTATGCGAATATACTCACTAGCCTTTTTGTCAAAAAACTGATAATCCTTGCCCTTTACACCAGGACCTTTCCAAAAATTCAATGGAGGCATATTGTCAAAACTCCTATATGCAAGTATTTACCTGCTAGCGGAAGGGTTTGGGCTAGACTATTGTCAAGAGTTTTCTCAGTTGCAAAACTTTAAGTATTTTTGGTGTTGTAAAAATACAACACCAAAAAAGTGTTGACAGGGAGCTGGTGATTTGTTATAGTGCGCCCAGAAGCAAGGAGATTCCAATGCAATATCGTTGCCATCTGGTGAATTTTGGTTACTCCAAGTATATGGGTCCGAGCCTAGATCAAGCCCGTGCTGCTGCTGTAGCCACTGGGTTTGAATGTGCAATTTATGCAGATCAGCAATTGATCCTTAGCTGGAGCCCTATTCAGGGCTGGCGTGAGCTTGTGGCATAAATGCCACAGTGTTGCAATAATGCCACCTAAAAATATCGCATCGCACCAAAGAAAATGGTTGACGTAGCCCGCGCATGGTGCTATATTGACCACATAGAGAGCAAGGAGCAAGCCCTATGATGAAGCTTACCAACACTGACAAGAAAGTTCGTGAGCTGGTGGGTAATGAGCCCAATTTTGCGGTGCTCAACCACCAAGCATCCGATTTTGGTATTGAGTATGTGAAGGCGCTCAACTATGTCCACTATAATGTGGACGAAACTGAGCTCAAAGCTGAGTTGGAAAAGTTCCTGGTGAGCCGCAAGGCTGAGGCCCTGGTGCCTTATGTGGGCGACCTGGACGGTGTCCAGTTTTCCACCCTGGGTAAGATTGCCTATTGCATGAACCGTGGTGCTGAGCTGGCGCCGCAGAGCGTCTTGCGTATCCGCAATGCACTGGAAAAGGTGCGTGATCAGGAAGTGGCTGTGGTGGTCAAGGACACGGGCATTTTTGAAGAGCTGGAAATGACTGCGGCCGGCAAGCTGAATGAGACCTACAAGAACTGCTACAGCCGCATTGATAATGTGAAGGCTCGATTCCTCAACGGCAAGATTGAGCTCACGGCTGTCAAGGGTGAAGTGGAAAGCGTTCTGGAAGCGCAGGGTGCCAAGGCGCAGGTTCGCAAGCGCCTGGTTCAGCACTACAACCAGAGCCTGCAGGAAGCCCTAAAGGACAAGACCATCAAGAATTGGGTCAAGCCGCTCCAGGAGATTGTGAGCACGCTGGGTGGGGATGTGCAGGAGATCAAGGCCAAGGTCAAGCAGGTGGAAGCCAAGGCCAAGATCAAGCCTGCTGCCAAAGACACGGCCAAGGCCCAGACTGTCAAGCGCCTGACCAAGGAAGTTGTCAAGAAGGCTGCCAAGAGCAAGGGCACCAAAACTGTCACTATCAAGCCCAACAAGGATCAGGGCCAGCCCACTGTTGCAAGCCAGGTGCGCGAGCTGATCCGCACCAACAAGAAGGGCACCACAGAGGCGGGTATGATTGAGATTGTGATCCGTGAACTGGGGCTCAGCAAGGAGCGTAGCCGTAGTGTGGTGAAGGCGTTTTGGAGCAAGGTGGGGGCGTAAGCCTCCACCTTCTATAACAAGGAACAGAGTAATGACCGTTTGGACACTCAGCACCCGAGAAAAGAAGACCGTGGAGCATATCACCATCTGGTGTGCTGGCGGCCGTTGTGTTGTGCGCACTGAATGGTATCGTTGGGGGTCATGGACTGTGGAAAGCGACTCAACGCCAGACATAGATTTGGATAACCCTGATGGGTATGAGGTGGGGGGATCCGATTTGGATTGGGAACTTGTGGACATGACAGACGGTGTTGGTGGGGGTTGGGAATGGCCTGAAAGCATGTCAGCCGAGGAACGTGAGCAGTTTGAGCAAGTTTATGATCAGGAAGGCTGCGATGCTATTTGTGACTTGGGCTGGGGAGAGCCAGACACTGAGGTGCATCTGCATGGTCCTCTAGAGCTGATCCAATGACCAAAGTTTATCGCATCCTGCACAAACCCACTGGCCTCTACTTTTGCCCCAGCCGTGAGGTAAAGGTAAAACTGTCAGACGAGATAGTGGCTGGCAGTGACAGGTATATAAAGAGCAACCTCAGCAAGAAGGGCAAAGCCTACATCAAGCGTCCCAGCTTGGCATATGTGGGCAGCGGCTACTATACTCATCTGATCACAAGTGTACTTGAACTGAAATATGGCCAAGGATCCTGTGTAAAGCCCTTCCTGGAAGATGAATGGGCGATTGTGGAGGTAGAGTAGTGGCTGACCCTAGTTTTGTGCGCTTGTGGAGTAGTAGATTCTTTGAATACAGGGCCAATCTCCAGGCGCCATTTGCCACCATCTTGAAATTTCAATCACAGTTGGCTGAAGCACACTCTGGGGATTGGACCAGGGTTGTCTTGGAGAGAAGTGACCTGGAAAAACATTGGGGTATAAGCAGAGTTACTTGTTTTAAAGATTTGGACAGCCTACTCACATGGATTGAAACCATGCACGCTGGCCCTACTCTACTCCGTCCCCGTAATTTTTTTGGTGTGGAGGCGGGTGTGCAAGTATGGTTCAGCACAGAAAGTGACTTGTTGCTCTGGAAAATAACAGGCTTACGCTGGGGTCAGATGCGTATGTTTACACAGGGGGAGTTTCAAGAGACTGTGGCGGAATACTTGGGCGCGCCACCAACAGAATTACAATTTAAGTAGGAAACACGAAATGATCAGTTTTATCCTAGCAACGTTGGGCGTGCTAATGACACTGGGATTGGCCTGGGTTGCTAGTCTTGTCAGCGCCTTTTTGGCGGTTCATTACAGCACTAGTGTTGAGGATATGATTCGTAGGGTAATCAGGGATGTGTATGCAAGCACCCTGGTGGGTATCCTGTTTTATTTGTTTGTTCCCATGGGCAGCACTGTGATGACTCTGCTGGCACTGAGACTGGGATTCATGATCATAGTGGATTGGAACAAGATGGTAGACCAATACGCTCATATAAAGGCAGCTCTGGATTGATAGCTGTCTCTAAGAGTAACAAGAAATAGGATTTGAACATGGATTCCATGGATAAAAAGATATCACGCCCTGATTGGGCGGACAGGTTTGCGCCCAGCAGTGAGGGGCGCATGTTCATGTATCTGTGGCATGAAACCACTAATGCGCAAGAGTGTAAGTTTGGTGAGCGTTGGGTCAAGGCTGGAGATGACCCCTGGGATAGCATCTTGGCACGAGTCAAGGAGAGCGTGGGGGTTCGCAAAGACCTTATCTATACAGGAGTGGTGCAGATTGATGCAGCCTGGGATGTGAACGACTACGCCCTGAAGGTGGGTCGTGCATACCAGGGCGCACGCATGGATGACTATCTACGTCAGTTTGTGGGCAGTCGCAAGGGCACCACGGGAGAAATCCACAGCATCACCAGTGACGATCTGATCCTCAAACTCAACCATCATCTGAGCAGCATTGGGCAACCCTTGCCCTCTGCTGCACTCAGCACCATGCAATACCAGATGGCTGAGGAAGTGATCTCCAGCTACTCTGGGGGCAACAGGGTGGTGTTGGCTGATTTGTGTGCCCGCTTTGGCAAGACACTGTTCAGCGGTGCTGTGGCCCGTGAGATGGAGACCCCTCTGGTGGTGGTGGCCAGCTATGTGAAAACAGTTTTTGCCAGCTTTGGTAAGGACCTCACCAGCTTTGCACAATGGCAAAACTACGCTCACGTGGACACACAGGACAATCTCTACAAGACTCAGCTGAGTGAGGCTCTCTTGTACAAGAAACCTGCTGTGGCATATCTGAGCATGTGTCCTGGTGCCCAGCGTGAAGCTCGCATCAAATATCTGTTCAGCCGCCGCGTTCCACGACTGCTGATTGTGGATGAGGCAGATTTTGGTGTGCATAGGAATGGTCAGGCTGAGCTGTTGAAGAAGGCAGTCAAGTCCCACGATAAGGTGTTGATCATGACAGGCACAAATGCTGACCGCGCCACCAAACTGTGGAATGTGGACACTATTGTCAGCGTCACATACCCAGAGCTGTTGGTGCAGAAAACGCTTGCTCAAAGGGAATTGGGGATACCTCATGCTTAAGAACTTTCAAGTGGATCAGAGGCGTGACTTATTAGTGCCCAGCATCAGCCTATATCAATTGGATCTGAGTGAGCCTGTGATGCAAAGTGCAGCCGCGGGTGAATTTGATGATGAGGACATGCTACTACTACCCAGCTGGAGCAAGTTTGCTGCACATCCACAAAAGAGCAAGGGCTTTTTTGTGCGCATGTTGGAATCAGTTTTCCTAGGCAAGCACGGTGTGGATCCTGCCAATGTGGACCTGCAAACTCAAAACTGGTTTGGACGAGAAAAGAGCAAAGTGGCCATGATGTTTGTGAGTGGTGGCACACGAGTCAAAGACGGCAACTTGGCCACAATTGGTGTGATTGCTCAGAGTGCATTGCCAGCCTGGCGAGTTCTAGTGTTGGGTGGCGGCACCAATGAAATTGATGGTCGCAAGGTCAAAAATGCCAATGCGGAGGCTCTTGTTCGCGAACAGGTACAGGCTGCAAAGAAACTGAATCAGAGTGTGCTGATCATTTCAGCTCTCATGGCCCAGCGCAGCTTCAGCATTCCGGAGATCACTGAGCTTTACTTGGCCTATGACAGTGGTGAAGCTGGTGCTACCATTCAGAAGATGAGCCGGGCACTTACACCAGGTGCAGTGGACAAGGTGGGAAAAATCATCAGCCTCAGCTTTGATCCCAATCGTGATGACAAGTTTGACTCCATGCTCCTGGAGACCACTTTCAATCTGGCCAAGCGAGCACAGAGCAAGAGTGCAGCCGAAGCCATGATGGAGGTGTTGGCTACCATAGACATATTCTCAGGCACTGCTCACGGCTCAGTCAAGGTGGACAAGGACAGCTACCTAACACAGGTGTTGGCTCGCAAGAGCGTTAGTAGGGTCATAGGCAGCACTGCTGACTTGAGCAAGCTGGACAAGGATGTGATCCAAGCTCTGGCACGCGGCACGGTGGAATACATCAGAGCAGACAAGGTGGCTGCTGCCCCCAAGGGCAAAACAAAACTGCTGCCCAAGAAACCTGTCAAGGAGCCTCCTTCTGATCGAAAGGTTGAGGATATTCGCAAGGCACGCGAGCGTATCACTGCTATTGTGGACAACATTGATCTGATCAGGGACGGAACTGGTTGCCATAGACTCATGGATGCCATCAAACAAGTGGACCAAATACCGGAAGTTCAAGAGTGTATTGAGCAGGAATTTGGTGTTGCCTGGGACGTGGTCAAGGATCTTTTTGACAAAGGTGTGATCAAATATCAGTGGCTAGAATTGATCTATGACAAGGTGTAAAGTATTGTCTATGCAATTTGATATAATTGATAAGTTGATCAATCGGAGTGTGGAATTCCGTAAAATGGGTGAACAGACTGTGGGAGTGCCCAGCCTTAGCAAGAGCGAGTTGATAAAAATCTATGACCAAATCTAGTACAAGCATGCAAACTGTCCCACTGAGCAAGGAACAAAAACAAAAGCAGTTTGGTGAGGTGTTTACGCCTCCTGAACTGGTAAACGAGATTCTGGACCAATTGCCCTCCGCAATCTGGCAAGATCCCAACAAAACTTGGTTGGACAACAGTTGCGGTGAGGGAGTGTTTTTGATGGAAGTAAAACGTAGGCTCATGGATGGACTGCAAGACTGGGAACCAGACTCACTGAAACGTGAGCAGCACATACTCAATAATCAAATCTACGGTGTGGAACTGCAAACAGACAACTGGATCAAGTGCAGAACCAATTTGGGCTTATCACCGCAGGGCAACGACGGCAACATTGTAAACACTGATGCACTGGCCTATAACTACACATTTGTTAAAGACCACAAGGGCGGTTACAAACTGAGCGACAACACGTTTGAAGATATGTTTGAGTTCTGACGGTAAATACCAGCCAACTAGGCGAGGTATTTTATATGAGCGGAACTCTCACACCCAAACAAGAACTTATTGATGATGTAAGCCGCATGCTGGGCGGCTCCATGGTGGAAGTGGACTTGGAAGCTCAGGATTTTCAACTTGCACTCAAACTGGCACTGGAACGTTATCGTCAAAGAAGCTCCAATGCAGTGGAAGAAGCTTACGCATTCTTGGAAGTACAGGTATCCCAAACAGAATACTATCTGCCTGCTGAGATAGTTGATGTGCGGCAAATTTTCCGGCGAGGGTTGGGTGGCACAACTGGCGGCACATTTATAGACCCTTTCAGCCTGGCTTACACAAATTTGTATCTGCTACAAGCTGGTGCAGGCGGCGGCTACACTGCTGGTCTACTCACTTTTGAACTATTTTACCAGTATCAAGAGCAAGCTGGACGTATGTTTGGCAGAGACATCAATTACCACTACAACACTGTCACCAAGAAGCTAACACTTGTGCGTCAAATGATGGGTGTGGAAACTTTGCTGCTGTGGGTTACAAAGGTAAAGCCTGATGACATGATCCTGGAAGATCCGTTTGCCCGTCCTTGGATTCGCAGCTATACACTGGCCTGGAGCAAGCAGATGCTGGGTGAAGCCTACAGCAAGTATAGCCAGGTAATTGGACCACAAGGCGGTGTCACTCTTAAGGGTGATGCTCTCAAAACAGAAGCCAAAGAAGAAATGGAGAAGTTGGACAATGAGATTCTCCAATACATTGACAATGGAACACCTTATGGGGTCATACTAGGATAAGACAGTTGACCCTCCTGTCCGTATTGCTCATAATTTATCATGAGCAAAAGAATAATTGGTTTGGTGGGTTTTAAAGGCAGTGGCAAAGACACTGTGGGTGAAATCCTTAGTGCAAAATATGGTTACACAACAACCAGTTTTGCAACAGGTCTCAAGGCTGCATTGTGTGCCATGTTTGGCTGGCAGCCTCATATGCTGGAAGGCAAATCACATGAAAGCAGAGCATGGCGAGAACAAGAAGATCTTTGGTGGAGTGTGAGACTGGGGCAAGTGTTTACTCCCCGTAGCATGCTGCAACATTTTGGCACAGGTATTGTTCGTCACCATCTGCACAATCGTTTCTGGGTCTATCGCACTCAATTGGAAATGCAAACTATACCAGGTGATATTGTTATCACTGATGGCAGATTTGCAGACGAGCTAAACATGATCCGCGAACAGGGTGGTGTTATCGTTCATGTGCAACGGGGTCAGTTACCTGTGTGGTGGAACAAGGCCAGATGGGTCAACAAACTTCCTCCATGGCTCAAAACAAGAGTTATCAAATTTATCCCCAGCTTGAGAGAAGTGCATGAAAGTGAGCGAAATTGGATTGGTGAACACGTGGATTTCCTGATTGTGAACAATGGTTCCCTGGCTGAGTTGGAAGCCAAGGTGGATGTACTAGTGCAAAAAATAGCACAAGTCTAAGCATATCAGTAAACAAAGCTGTGATTCACTACATAGAGAAATACAAGTTTTTGAGTCCTCAGGCTAAATATCGCACATAGACATACCTACACGAGGTTAAGATGGCGAATTTAGTGAGCCCTGGGGTTCAAGTACAAATAATAGATGAAAGCTTTTACGGGAGCAGCGGTCCAGGAACCGTACCATTTATTGTGTTTGCTACCAAGCAAGACAAGAATCAACCTGGAAGTACCACAAGCATTGCTGACGGAACCCGCGCAGTAAACGCAAACAAGTTGTATCTGATGACAAGTCAGAGAGAGCTGTTGCAAACATTTGGTAACCCCATCTTTTATACCCAGGCTGGCACACCACAGCAGGGTAATGAACTCAACGAATATGGGCTCTATTCAGCCTACCAATATCTGGGTATTGCCAATCAGGCATGGGTGATCCGTGCTGATGTGGACCTTAGCCAGCTGGAGCCCAGCAGCGTGGAACCCACAGGTGAACCCACCAATGGTGATTTGTGGTTGGACCTGAGCAACACCAGCTGGGGCCTGTTCCGCAGCAATGGTAATGTGAACAGCAGCTTGGCTTGGGCAGCAGTAGCACCCACCGTGATCAGCAGTGCTGGTCAGATGGAGCGTTTTATTCAGGGATATCGTGTAAGTCCTCGTAGTCCTCTTATTGATCCAAACAGTGCTTGTATCAGCCCTGCTGGTGCCGGAACGCTTGTAATCAACAATGTTCCTGTTGCACTAGCTAGCGGAAAGAGCCTGAACCAAATTGTTCAAACCATCAACACCAATACTGCTTTGCAGAGCAAGGGTATCATTGCTGAAATTTTTGCAAGAGTGGAAAAGGTCAACAGCACCAGCTACGCCACAGTTTATAACCTTCGCATCAAGATAGCTGATCCCACTCTGCCACTGAGCTTGGATGGCACAGTTGGCGCATATGCCATTAACTTGCTTCAAGATCTGGGCTTTACAGATAACGGCGTGGCCACATCCTTCCCCATCAACAACATGCAGCCTATCAGCAGCATTGGCACACTGGGAACGCTTGCTGTAAATGCTGTCGCCCAATTGGATGTAACTGGCACATCAACTGCACTCAAGACTGGTGTGCAGGTTTTTG